CGAAGAAGGGGATAGCGCCCAGCAGGTTGCCGAACAGGCCGCCCCCTCCCCCACCGCCCCCAAACAGCGCATTGGCCAGCGGGATCGTGATCGCCTGCTGCACGGCGATGCGCACCAGGTCGGCGATGATCTGGTTGGCGACGTTCTTGAACACGTCGCCAAGGGACTTCGATCCCATGATCGCCTCGGCAATGCCATCGTTGAGGCTGCGCAGGCCGCTTACCGCGATGTCCTCATAGGCCGCGTTGAGTTCCTCCGCATCCATGCGCAGGCTGTCGAGATAGGACGCGCCGGGACCGCGCTGCCCATTGGCAAGGCCGGTGCTCTCGGCACCCTGCTTGCGAGCCAGTGCGGCGCGGGTCTGTGATGCGTCGGCGATCTGCCCGGCAGCGATAGCCGCCTCAAGCCGGGCCGTCTCTTCGTCCTGTTGCAGCTTGAGAATGCGCTGCTCGATCGCGTTGCGCTCGCCCAGATGCGTGGCCGCGTCCCGCTCCGCGTCGAGCGCGTCCATCTCGAAGTCATAGGCCTCGCGGCGCGCTTCGGACTGCTGGCGGGCAAGGTCGGCGCTGGCCTGCTGGTCGACCAGCTGCGCGCGGGCCACGGCAAGCTGACCTTGCAGGGCAATGGCCTTGTCCTTTTCGGCCTGCGTCAGGCTGGCGTTGGCGGTGATCCGCTCGACCTCGGCGGCTCGGTCGACCTCGATCCGGCGCTTCTCCGCCGCCGCGCGGGCCTCGACACTGCCGGTCAGGTCGGCCTCGGCAATCGCAAGGTCGATCGACATGCGCTCCAGTTCGCCGGTCAGCTGCGCCACCCGTGCGGTTGCCGCGCCGATGTCGAGCAGGGGCTTGCCGCCCAGCGCGCCGCCGAACAGGCCATCGCCGCTCTCAGTCAGGTTGGACTTGGCGCTGGGCAGGGCGCCGAACTTCGCGCCCTTCCACAGGTTCTGCGTCGGCTTGGCTGTGCCGGGCATGGCCTTGCGCCCGCCACCCCCACCCCCTGACGGCATGTAGAGTTCGGCGCCCTGGTTGAGGCCCTTGAGCGACAGGCCAATCGGGCTGTATTCATAAGCCGCGCCTATTGCCTTGCCGGTCAGCTTGCCCAGCGGCGTATTGGCCAGAGACTGCAATGCCTGGAACGCGCGCTCAGCCTTGTCGGCGAGGTCTTCAAGATTCCTGGTAAGCTCGATGATCGCACCGGCATTGTCGCCGACGATCCCGGCGATTTTTTCCTTGAGCCGCGTGTTGAGCTTCGCCATCGCGTCAGCGGCTTCGTCGGCGTTCTTGATCTGCTCGTCAGTGAGCGCGGTGCCCATCTGGTCATAGGCGCCAGCCAGTTCGCGCACGCCCTTGGCCCCGCCAGACAGGAACGGCAGCATCTTGTACCCTGCACGGCTGAACAGGTCGGTTGCTGCCGCGCTGCGCTCGGCATCGCTGCCCAGCTTCGTCATACCCTCGGCGATATCGGGCAGGATTTCACCTGCGGATCGCACGTTGCCCTCGGCATCGCGGATCGAAACGCCGAGCCGCTCGAAGCTGGCCAGCGCGGTCTTGTTGCCCTGCGCCGCCTCGCCGATGGACTTGGACAGCTTCTGCAGCCCGCTGTCCATTTCCTCCTGGCTGAGGCCGACCTGCGTGGCGGCAAAGCGGTAGAACTGCAGATCCTTGGCAGTGACGCCCAGCTGCTGCGACACCTCGCCCAGCGACGAGGCGTATTCGAGCCCGGCCTTGGTCGCCTGCCAGACCTTGTCGACGACGATGGACCCTGCAAAGGCGACGGCTGCCGCACTGGCCATATCGAACCCCTTCTTGAGGTTCTGGCCCATCGCGAAGCCCTTCTTCTCGATCGCGTCGAGCTTGGTATCGGCATGACGCCGAGCCTTGGTGAGGTCAGCCTGATAATCGGCGATATCCGCCTTGAGCTGCAGAATGACCGGATCAACCTGCGTCATGGCTCAAGCCTCCCCGCTGCGGGCACGGTGGAAGCGCAAGAGGCGCTCACGGTCATGCGGCTCGCCCGGCTCGCCAGCGCCCTCGTATTCGCCCCCGCGCGCGGCGATGGCCTCAAGGTAGCCGGACAGCGACAGGCGCTCCCAATCCAGCCCCATAGCGCCGCAGTTGGCGATGACCATGCCCTTCACGAAGGCGAGGGGCTTTCGGCGCCCTCGTCCTTTTTTTTTGAGCCGGTGGCCTTGGGGTCGATGCCGTAGATCGCCGCGCGCAGGATTTCCCACGCAAGGCCAAGGTCATGGATCGCTGGGCGCGCCGGGTAGCAGTAGGTCGCCACCAGCTCGCGCGCCATCGCACCGCCCACAGCGATGCTTTCGCCGTTCACGCGCCCGTCATTGCCGCCCGCAAGGCCAGCACGAATGACAGCCTGCGCCTCGGTCAGCAGTGCCGGGCTCGGCCCGGTCAGAACCTCGGCATCGCCCAGCTGGCCAAGGTGGCTGCCGATGTCGTGGAAGATGGCAAAGATCGAGCGGGGTATGCTGGCCCCGTCCGCATCGCGGCGCGCAGCCTCGCGCTCGACGGCGACGACCTGCGGCATGGGAAGCCAGAAGCGGTAAACGCCGTCAGCGAAGTCCCGAGTGAGAGCGGTGTCCACGTCTCACCATCAAACCGCCGTCCAGGTCCACTCGCCATTGCTGGCGAGCGTCACTTCCGCATTCGAGGTGCCCTCGCGCGGTGCGGAGATCGAGATGCCCGTGACCAGCATGTTGCAGGCGACTGTGCCCAGCAGGGCACCCGCATCGGTGCCATCGTCGGCCATCAGCTCGACCTTGATGTTCTTGTGCTTGGCCAGCAGTGCGACCTCGGTCCCAAACGCAGCCTTGTCGGTCAGGCCGGTCGCGGTGATATCAAGGCTCTTGCCGGTGGCCTTGGCCTTGCGGAACGGAATCTCGCCCGGCTTGGCGCAATCGCGCACGTAGCGGTCGGCGCTCTGCGCGGCGAAGTTGAGATTGATGTCCTGCTTGCCGCAGGAGATCGCGAAGGTTTCGCTGGGGGTGCCGCCGTCGCCGAACTTGATGACGGCGAAGTCGAATTCGGTCGGAACGGACATTAGCAAAGGCTCCTTGGCATTTGCCAAGGGGACTAGCCCGCGTCAGTCGTCCGAATTACCGCCGTCAGCCACCGTGCCGTCGGGCTCAAGATGCGCCTCGATCCACGCGACGTTGACGCTGTGCGCCTCGGCGTCGAATCCCTCGCGCTGGAGGTCGGCAGCCATGGCCTGCACGTCCATGTCGGTGAGCACCTGGCGCCGCAGCAATTGCCGCATAAGGGCTATCAGGATGGGATCGGACACGCCTGCACCGTAGCACAAGCCGCATCAGGCCGCCAGCACCCGCCAGTTGACTTGCGCGAACCAGTGGAAGGCGTCGGGTGTGTCGTCCTCGAGCAGGCGCATGTCGTTCACCTCGATGCGCACATAGCCGCCGCCGTCGAGGGCAAGGCGGTTGTCGGCCAGCGCCTTCTCGATGGCCGCGCCGATGCGCCCGGCGTGGTCCTCCGCCGTCTCGACGCGCACGCCCGCCGTCTCGCGTGACCGGGCGAAGGCATGAATATCGAACGAGCCCTCGCCGCCGTTGACGCCCGCGGCCTTGAGCCGCCGCGTCACGGGTGCGCGCAGGATGATGAACGGCCAAGTCGGCTCGCCGTCCGGATTGATCGAGGCTGCCGGCACAAGGGCCAGCAGCGCGGAATCAGCTTTCAGCCGGGTCAGCAGCGCCCGCCGCACCAGCCTTTGCGCGCCGGTCATTGGCCTTCTCCTTCGCCTCGGTATGGACGCCCGCCGCAACGGCAGCAGCGTGGACCTCGTCCGGCACTTCATGGGTGCCAGGCTGATAGTCGGTGGTGACTTCGATGGTGTGGTGCGACCACGGGGCCGCGAGGGTGATGGTCTTCATGTTCCTGATCCTTTCACCAGCTTGTCGATCTCGGTCTCGAACAGGCGCTGGATTTCGGGGGCTTTGGCGTCACGGCTCGGTCGGAGAAATGGCCGTGCCTCCATCTTGCTGCTGCCGAATTCCAAGGCCGCTGAATACGGGGCTTCGCTTTTGACTTCGGCTTCAAGCGGGCCGGTCAGGCTAGATGTCAGGTGCGCCTGCAGGATTCCTGTGTCCCTGTTCGGGAATTCACCTGGGCTTGATGGAACGTGGCCTTTCCCGGAAACCGAACCGCGAGAAATGCCTTGGTGTGCGTAGGCGCGGATCATATCCGCACCGACGTACAGGACACGGTTCGCTGCCTTGATAAGGTCTGGGCCAGATAGTTTCTTGAGGCGCTGCTTGTGGGCCTCCCTGCCTTTCATAGCCATGCCCACCGCTCCCCACGCCAAATCTTCTGTATGGCCTCCTGCCCTACTCCGAACCTGACAGCTACGGAGAAAGACGATGCACTACCAGAGAGGGATTTGATCTTCCGAACATCATCTGCGGTTAGCTTGGAGCACCCATGTCGCTCCCCACGATTAGCTGTGCCATGGGCAACCCTGTCCATCATGTTCTCAGATTCAGAAGCCCACCGCAGATGACGCGGATTGACGCACGAAGGTACGCCGCAGCTATGAGCCGAGTCAGGGCGACCTTCCGGCGGTTCGCCGTGGGCCAGCATACACATCACGCGGTTGGCCCTGCGCGAGAAACTGTGAGTGACTTTGCCGTATCCGCGCCCATCTTTTCCGAATGGCCAGATCAGGCACTCATCATCATTATGATGAACGTGAGCCTCTAACCATGCCACGCCCGCAAGGTGATGCACCCCACCGAGGGGATCGCCATGCCGCAGAAAGCGGACATAGTGGGCCTTGCACCAGCCACGCGAGTTCACGCGCTTGCCGCAGCCATCAATCGAGCATAGACGGGTATCAGCCATTTTCGACTCCTCAACAGTCGGATTGGTCAGGGCCGCGCGGGAGTACCAGTCCCGTTGCGGCCCGAAATTTATGGCAGAATTCTGCGGTTCCAGCAAGGCAATCATGCGATTTTCCTTGCCCGGCACTCATACCCGATGCCCGCCGGATCGCGCACCACGCTGAGCAATTCCCACGTCCCCGCGTTGGCACCCGAGGCCACGACAATCCGCGCCTTGGTGTCCAGCGTGGCGGAGAAGGCCAGCACGATGATCCGCGCATCGGTTTCCATAAAGCCCTCGGTGGCGCGCATGGCTTGGCTGGGCGCGTCGAACTGCGCTTTGCAGGCAAGGCTGACGGGTGTTCCGGCAGAAGTGATCGAGCCGCCCGCGTCGAGTGTCGCGGTGCCCGGCCAAGTGGCGGTGGCATCCCCGAACGGCGCGCCGAACTGCGCGGCAAAGCCGGTGGCGAGGTTGGCGAATACCTGGTCCAGCACGGGCCTAGTCCATCGCCGTGGGCGGGGTCCACGCCATGCGCGGGCCAGCGAAGGCTGCGCGGCGCAGTGCCACGAACTCGCGGCCATAGACGCTGGCATCGAAGCCGGTCAGCCCCGCCACGGCATCGGAGACGGTGGCGGAGAAGGTGCCGGACTTGAACGAGGTGACGCCCTGCGGAACAGCGCCGCCCAGCGATCCCGCCTCGGCCAGCTTGTGCGCCGACCATGCGAGGCGTGCGTTGGTGCGCTGGGCATCGGGCCAGTTGTCTCCCACCTCGGTCAGCGCGTCGAACAGGCGGTAGGAAATGAGGCCATCGGATACGGCGGCAAAGGCGGGATAGCGCAGTCGGAACAGCGCCAGCAGCTCGGCGGCGCGGTCGAACACGGGGAGCACAGCGCCTTCGCGGAACGTGCGCCCGCCCGCCGTGGTGATGGTAAGCGAGAACATGGCCAGCTCTTTGTCCGCGCCGCCTGACAACCATAGTGTTCCGGTGGTGTCGGTGTCCTCGGTGCTGTCGATTTCGACCGCGAAGCTGGTGACGCTGGCCGTGAAGGTCGCGATGGTGTCCCCGGCATCAAGGTCCGGTGTCCAGGTATAGTCCGCGATCTCGGCGGGGTCTTTGGCGGTCCAGACGATCATGCGGGCTACCTTACGCCTGTGGCTCGACGCTGCGTTACCGCCGTCGCGGCGCTGCGGCTGCCTTCAAGGGATGATGCGCGGCGGTCAGTGTCAGGCGTCGAAGCAATTCTCGGTTCTCGGTTGTCGTTGACATTGCGCCGATCAGAATAGGTGAGCGACATCCGAACTGTGGCTTTAGCTGACCCGCCAAGGTCTAGCGCACTTGCCGAAATGCCAGTGACAAGCACGGCGCCAGTAGATGTCCCCGCGATAAGGAGCGAACCGGAAACCGAGGCATTAACCGGCAGGGACGCGGCGCTCGAACCAGACAGGTCTATTTGCCCAGCGGCAGCACCTCGCACTGGAACCCTGCCAGACACCATCCCGTCAAGCGAGATCGATCCTGCCCCGGATCCGCGCACCAAGACGGACGATGCAGACGATCCAGCCAGGATGACCGATCCGCCAGCCGTGCCTGCAATCGCGACCCTGCCCGCTGCGCTGCCGCCAAGGTCAATGGACCCGCTGGCATCATTGGTAGGATCGCGCACTTCGCCAGCGCTGGAACCGGTAATTCCGAAGGCGCCGGAAGCCGCAGCCTTGATCGAGGTCTTGCCTTGGGCGCCGCCTACCAGAGCAAGCGTTCCCACAGCATCGCCCGACACGCTGGCAGATGCCGCCGCCGATCCGGTAATCCCGAACGAGCCGGAAGCCGCACCATGAACCGCGATAGCGCCTGCTGATGCCCCTGACAGGCTGAAGGCACCAGACGCCGCGCCAACTACCGCCACGCTGCCCTGCGAGGCCCCGGAGAGCGCGATGGTGCCGCTGGCGGACCCGCTGACCTCGTTTGTCGCCGTCGCGCCTGTAGCGCTTCCGGTGAGACCCATAGACCCCGATGCAGTTGCCGCAATGCGCACAGTCGCGGCGGCAGAACCGGCAAGGCTAATGCTGCCCGCACCAGTTGACGCTACCGCAGCCTTGCCAGCCGCACTGCCGGTAATACCCAGCGCGCCACTGACGGAACCTGCAACCCTGACCGCCGATGCCGAGTTGCCAGATAGGCTAATCGAACCGGATGCGGTGCCTGCGACCGCGACCTCCGCGTCGCTGGAACCTGTTAGCGCAATCGTTCCACTAGTCGCGCCGGAAACCAGCGCCTTACCCGCCGACGATCCAGTGAAGGAAACCGACCCGCTGGAACTGCCGTTGGTAACCAGAACAGTATACGTGATGATGATGGCGCCCTGTGCGCCGCTGCCGCCGTTGCCCCCCGCAGCCGCACCAAAACCGCCGCCACCGCCACCGCCACCATATAGGCCGCCGGTAGCACCTGCGCCGCCCGTCGAATTGGTGTTGTTGGAGCCGCCGCCACCGCCACCGCCACCGCCCGAACCTGCGGTGCCCCCGGCGGTGATCGCATTTTCAGTGCCTGCTCCACCAGCGGCACCGGCATAGGCAGTGGCCGAGTTGGTGTTGCGTCCGGAGCCACCACCACCACCGCCGCCGTTGGTTCCGGCGCTGGGCGAAGTGCCTCCCGTTCCCCCAGATGCGCCCGAAAAAGTTAGGCCGCCGTTGCCACCAGTAATCGACGTAGCGGAAGAACCATTGCCGCCTACACCACCGCCGCCACCGCCACCGCCGTCAGCAGTGCCATATCCTGCACCGCCCGTGCCGCCGTTTGCGCTGTTCTTCGCAGCAGACCCGCCGCCGCCGCCGCCAACACCCGCGGAATTCGCGCCAGCGCCGCTTGATCCACCTGAGTATTTCGTGCTGCCCACACCGCTGGCAGACGATCCGCCTGAAACAGACGCAGGTCCTATCGCCCCAGTCCCACCTTTGGCCAAAGCGCCATCTGCGGTGGAAGTCGGAATAGCGTTGGATGTCTTGTTGAGCCAAGTGTCACCGCCAGGGGTGCCTAAGCTAGAACCCCCGGTGCCGCCCGCGCCGATCGAAACGTAGACGACAGACGACCCTGGCGATAGCCCAGACAGCGAGAGGCTGAAATTGGACAGCGCGCCACCGCCGCCGCCCGAACCCGAAAACGTGATGAAGCCAGCACTACCGGCACCGCCGCCGCCAATGACCATACCAGTGATGTTGACACTGGTGTCGAGGTCTGCGGGAACGGTCCATGTCGTACCGGAGGTAAGGAGGACGGTCTTGGTAGCCATCAACCTTCCTCTGGCGGCGGTGCGATGAAGTCGGTGCCGTCAAACGTCCAGCCCGGTCCAACCGGGGAATCGTCAGGCAGAGGCACAAGAAACGTGCCGTTTGGCGCAGGGTCGTCCCCGTCCGCGACGATGACGTTTACGACCTGCACGTTGTATTCAAGGCAGACCGCAAGGCGCGCCACGGATCAATCTCACGCTCCGCCAGCGGACAGCGTGAAGCTGGTGATCGTGACCTGCTGGCCCGAGGCAATCGAGGTGTTGTCCAGCGTCATGTCGCCGCCGCCGCCCGTCGCAGTGATGGTGCCCTGCATGTGCACCGTGGTCCCGTCGCTGGCGTAGATGCGGAAATGCCCAGCCGTGCCCGTCGCGTCGGCGCTGGCATCTTCCCAAGTGCCCGACTTCGACTTGCTGCCGCCCGATGCCGCAGCAAGCCAGTCAGACGGCAGGTTGAGCGTGGCAAGCACCGTGCCCGCATCGGCGGTGCCGCAATCAGCAGGCACGGAGCCGCTGCGAATCTTGAGAACCGCGCTGGTGCCGATAGCGGTTTCAATGGCGTCGAGTGCCGCGTTGCGGGCGGTCGTGGAAAATTGGAAGGCCATGCTCAATACCCCTGTTAAATCGCCACCCCGGCCTCGACGATCTTGATCGCCAGAACGCTGGTGGACTTGGCCATGCCCAGGATCACCGGATAATCGCCCGCGGCCACGTCCGCGACCGGGCAGATGCCTCCCGGATTGCCGGACAGGTAATAGGCCACGCCCGCCGTCAGCACCGCGCCAAGCGTGATATCGCCGCCGGTCAGCACCATCAGCGGCTGACCGGCGGACGCGCCGCACAGCGCAATGCCAGCGGGCGAGCGCACGGCAGCCGTGGCGCTGTCCGTGTCGGCCAGCTTGTAGGTCTTGGTCGTGTCGTCGAAATAGACGACCTGCCCGGCGGTGATCGTCGCCCCGGCAGTGCCCAGGTTGGTTGTCGCATTGCTCCCGGCCAGCACGTTCGCGGCGGTGAGGGTAAGGTCGGCCATTGTCTTGTTCCCTTATGGTAAGGGCCGCCCCGCCCGAGAGCAGAGCGGCCCCGTTGGTCCCCCCCGTTTGACGAAACGGGTTATTCTGCGGGCTTGGCCTTGGGCTTTTCAGCCTTCACCGGCTCAAACCATTCGGCGGCAAAATCGTCCGCCTCGATCACTTCACCCGGTTCCGCCTGAACCAGCGCGCCCTTGAGGTATGCGCCGCGCGGGCCGGTGCTGATGTTGCAAACCTGCGCCATAATCATGCAGCCTTTCGTGCAAATTCGCCGTGATACTTCGCCTCTCCAGCCCTCCGGGCTGCAATGGCATCTTGCTTTTCATCAAACTGGCCGAGATGGACGACTTTGCCATCGGCTTTGATCCGGGCGAGCCACTGGCCGCGCGAGGCGACCCATGAGACGCCCTTGGTCCCACTGACGTTCTTCTTGGACACGCCAAGATTGTAGTTGTTCTGTCGGCGGGTCACGCTGCGCAGGTTGTCCCAGCGATTGTCAGCGCGGTCGCCGTTGACGTGATCGACTTCCATCCCCTTTGGCGGGACAGCGCCGGTCATAAACAGGAACGCCAATCGGTGGGCGCGCCAGAGCCGAGCATTGAAGTTGATGATGATGTAACCGTCCTTGTGGACAGTCCCCGCCACCTTGCCCGGATAGGTTCCTCCACCGTATCCGTTGCGCTTGACCTTCCATCGGAAGAGGCCAGTCTCTGGCTCATAGTCTACCAAAGACATGGCCCTTTCCCGGAAATCGAGCATCGTCTCACCGCTCATCACGCAACCCCCGAACTAAAATGAATCCCGGTACACGATGGCCTTGGGGAGCCGCACTTCGCAGCCGCCGACGTTCATGATGCCCGCAACCTCATAGACGAGGCTCGACTTCTGGAACGGCGAGAGGAACTGGTGCGGTCCGGGCAGGTGGAAGCGGAGAACCTGCGGGTTGTTCTCGTAGGCCACCATGCGGGTCGAGGTGCTGGTGCCCGCGGTCTCAAGCTCACGGCTCTTGAGGATGCGCAGGCCCGGGCCAGCCGCGTTGTTCGCCAGCAGGAACGACAGGATCGTCGCGCCGCCATCGCCCAGCGGGGTCGTGGCAATGTAGTTGTAGGAGGTGATCGGCAGAACCAGCGTATCGGCAATGTGCGCGCCGTTGGTGCCGGTCTCGACCGCGCCCAGCGCGGCGTTGATGTCGCGCAGGATCTGTGCCGGGGTCTTGGCCGACCACAGGCGCGACGAGCTGGTGCCGTCATTCGCAACCTGCGCAGCCGAGGCCGATCCGTTGTTGACGAAGCCGGTCCAGCCCTTTTCCGCCACGCCAGCGGGGTTTTTGCCGGTCATCGCAAGGCCGTAGATGAAACGGTCGGCGGCCTGCACGGCAGCCTGCGCCTTGTCGCTGGCCAGCGCACGGCCCAGCTTGGCGGCGCGCTGCAGCTCCTGCGTATTCCACTCGTAGCCGATCCCGGCGAGGTGGAAGTTGCGGGTGGCCTGGCTCATCTGCGTCGATGCGTAGGGCACGTCGAACGCGCCGCCCGCGAGGAACTGCGCCTGGCCCACATTGTCCATCGAGTAGACCAGCGTGCCGACGTCCCACATATCGCCCGACGAATCGACCGACATGAACGGGCTGATGTCGAAGCTGGGATACTTCGTCATATAGACTTCGGCTTCGATGCGGTGCAGCTGCGGCGTCAGGAAGGCATAACCCACCTGAGCGTCCGAGAAGAACGCGTCGAGCTTGTCGGCGAAGGTCGCGGCGGTGCGGGCGTTGTCCGCCGCCCAGGTCGCGATGACGTGCTTCTTGAGGTCCGCGTCCGCCGCCATGAACATGACGGGATCGTGAATGCGGCCAGTCGCGGCGTCGTAGATGTTGGAGATGGCGTTCATGTCAGGCGCGCCCCCTTAGCGCTTCACAATGCGGCACAGGCCGTCAGTCACGGTTTCGTCCGCGATCCAGCCGGTCGCGATGTGAGTGGCATCGGCAGCGGTCGCGCCGACCAGATCGGCAGCGCCGCCCCCGGTGCCCACGGTCAGCGCAGCGCCATCGGTGACAGCGCCCTTGACCGCGACATAGATCGCGCCCGAGGTCAGAATGGCCGCGCTGTCATACTGAGCGTATTCGTCAGCGTCGGCGGTGGCGGTGTAGCCCTGCGCCGAGGTGGCGATGGTCCAGCCAAGGAAGGTGGCGAGAGTGCCGACCGTGGCGGTGCAGCCATGATCGCCCGAGCCGCGATAGACAGGCAGGCCGAAGCCGATGCCCGCAGAATCCTCGTTGGTGCGGGTGATGCGGTTGGACGTCTCGCCGTTGGCGATCATCCCGGCATAACCGTTGGCCAGGGTGGTGGCATAGGTGGTCTGAAGTTCAGCCATGGGTCAGCTCCTTAGGCGTAGCGAGCCGCGCGAATGGCGGCGACGACGGAGGCTCCGTCAGTGGCGGTGACCGGCGATGCCGGGGCGATGTTCTGGACAGTCTCAACCGGCTTGGCGTCCACAGTCAGCACGGCGAAGGCGCCGGTGATCGCGGCGTCGTCCATGGCCTTGGCGGCATCGCCCAGCTTGGCCTCGACCACGGCGCGGCGCAGGTCCGCGTCGGTCTTGCCGTCGGTGGCGATGGTCGGGGCGATGGCCTTGACCTTGCCGATCAGCGCGGCGCGGTCGGCGACCATGGCGTCGAGTTTGGCCGGATCGAGCGCGGCCTTGGCGTCGGCCAGCTGGCTTTCCAGCGCGGTTTTCTCGCCAGTCAGGGTGCTGACCTTGGCGTTGGCGTCGGAAAGGGCGGTCTGGGCCGAGGCGATGGCCTCATCCTTCTTGGCGATCACCGCGCGAACTGCGGCCTCGTCGCCAAGGTTGACGGGCAGTCCGTCAATGGTGATCGTGGACATGAAGGTAGGCTCCTTGGTGGAAATGCCCGCAAGTGCAGCGGGATTGCTGTCGCAGAGGGCGAAGCTCTCGCCGTCCTTGATCGCGCAATTGGGTCCGGCGCGGCCCTGATCGACCAGCGCAACGTGGTTGCCGCGAATGCCGACCTGGCGCGCGTCGTAGCGCTGGCCATCGGGCGCGGTGCCGGGGGTCCAGTCGAGCTGGCACGAATAGCCGTTGGAAAGCTCGCGCTTGCCGTTCTCGACGGCAGCGATCGCGCCAGCGTCCATCAGCACGAGGTCGAAAGCGAGGTAATCGCCGTCGCGCATCGCGCCCATGATCGTGCCGCGCGCGTGGTCTTTCCAGTTCGCCGCCGTCACGGCGGTGTTGGGGTGGTCGTTGGTGATCGGTCGGCCAATGAAGCTGCGCACCGCGTCCGCGGCGAACACCTCGTTGGCATCGCGGTAGACCTTGACGACATCGGTAGGCTTGAAGGTGCTGGGCGCGCCTACCTCACCAGCAAGATAGTCGTAGGTTCCGACGCGCGCAGCCTTGGCACGGACAGCAAGGTAGCCGTCAGAAGTGCGGCGCGGGGCATCGAGGACAAGGCGGTCGGCCAGTTGCATTGGCCGATGGATAGGGCGGGGCCGGTTGGGCCGTTACCGCCGTCAGGTGCGGGTTAAGCTGGTCATTCTGGGCGGCTTGTATACAGCATCTTTGGCGGACCAGCCTTTTCGCAACCGCGCATAAATGCGCATTGGGTTTATGCCCAACTCTTCAGCCCAAGCTATGACGGTCTGGCTCTTTCCATCAATTTCCAAGAACACATTGCTTCGCCGATTGTTGCACTGCTCTTTCAGAGTGGCCCACCTGCAATTTTCAGGTGAGTAAGGGCCATCCACATCAATGCGTTCAATAGAACATCCATCCGGCCTGCGCCCCATGTCGCGTAGGAAGTTTTCGTAACCATGTTCCCCGCGCCATCGGTCACAGACATAGATGCCCCTGCCGCCATATCTGCTGTAGCCATGCTGCTTTGGATTATGGCACCTCTGGTTCATGCCATTCCAAGTCATGTATTCAGGCGTTGGTTTGCGGTTCCTGGTATCTCCATGCTTGGCCCTAGCCGCAGCTGCATCGCTCAGAAGCTCTCTTTGCAAGCACCCGCACGAATTGGCATAACCATTTTTCAAGTCCCCAGCCCGGACGGCTTTTTCAGTCCCACAGTCGCACCTGACCATAGCGCATCGCGCCTCGAACCCGCTGGATGAAACCTTGCTGGGAGCGTCGCCAATTACGGTAAGGCGTCCAAAACGGGTGACGCCGTTGAGAATCTTGGATAGAGGCTTTCGATAGCCCATGATCGCGGTCCTTTCGCGGTTATCGGTCAGGCCCAGCGCGGTGTTACCAGCACCCGTTGGGCCGCAGTTTTCCTAGCAGAATCAGAACTCGCCGTCGAGTGTCAAACATGCTCTGGCCGTGCATCCGCAGAACGGTGCGTCGGAGGGTTCGTCCCCGCTGGGCTCGCCATATTTGAACCGCTGGCCATTGCGGGCGCGGTGTTCTTCACGGGGATGCAGTTTCCCGGAATGCACCCATTCGTAATATTCCAGGCCAGCCTCTATGGCGCGGTTGGTGTTCAACTGCGCGGTGATCTTGACGGTCTGGTCCGCCGCCACGTTCAGCGCCCGACGCCGGGCCATGCCGGTGGCCTCGCTGATCTCTTTCGCCACCTCGCGCGCGGGCTTGCGGGCGTTGAGACCGCGTAGGACCGCCTCGCCAATGCGCTGGCGGGTCTGATCTGACACGGACTTGACCAGCCCCACGTTGCGCTCGATCGCCATGCCCAGCGGAATGCGCGCCGCCTCCGGGCCGATCATGGTGCCGATATCCACCTTGGTCGCGGCCTTGACCGCGCCGCGCCACTTCGCCCGATGGGTGCGCTCGGCCTTCGCGCCCCAGTCGCCGATGCGCAGGCGCACGGTCAGGATCAGCTTGGCCAGCCCGCCCTCGATCGAGGCAAGCACGTCGCCGATGGACTGGGGGCTATCGGTGGTCAGCTCGGCCAGGCTGCGCTCGTACTCGGCCATGATCCGCGCCTCGGCCTCGGTCCATGCGTTGACTATGGGCGCATAGGCGGCGGCGTAGAGGTCGCTCGCCAGGGTGGTGGGCAGGGTGACGGGGCGCAGCACAATCTCGCGTTTGCGCGGGTTGGCGCGGCGGGCCATGGTGGAAAGGGGGATGGCCACTTAGGCCTCCTCGATCTTGGATTTCCAATCGAGGTCCAAGGGTTCAAAAATCTCAGGTCCGAACCGCAGCTCACCCGCATAGGGCTTGACCGTCTCGGGGTCGAAGCCTTCCGGCACCTGATAGGTGAGCGTCACATGCGGGCTGTATTCCGGCCAGTCGTGGCTGGCGCCGGCGCGGATCATGTCGGCATGGCGCGAGGCCAGCGACCACGAGGCGAATTGCAGGACAAGCGCGCCCTCGCCGAACACTTCCAGCGCGCGGGGGCCGCCCGCCTTGACGATCAGGCCGCCATCCGCCTCGCTGCCCCACGTCTCGCCCATGGCCATCGGATCGACGGGCTGGCGGCTGTAGAGCACGGTGACGTGCATATCGGACGCTGGCAGCGTGGTGTCTAGGCCGTTCGCCTTGGCCCACGCGATCAGGTCTGCGGCGTTGAGCAGATCGCGGCGCACGTAGAGTGGGCGCGGGGCGGCGTCGTTCATCCCCTCGGCACCGGCGGGCAGATCACCTCCCTTCGGTTGGAGTGACGGGGGATCAATCGTCGGGTCAGCCTCAACCCCATACCGCTCATCGTCCGGCATCGCTGCCAGCGCGTTCTCAAGGCCGGGCAGATAGCCCTCCTCGATCAGCCAGGACTGCACGCCCTCGTTGAACGCGCGCTCCGGCACGGCGCCAAGGTTGGCCACGCGCTCGATCGCCTCTGCCTCCTTGGCGAAGCGCTCGGCGCGCTGCTGTTCGGACGGGGTATCGAGCGGCGACCACTCGAACCACGCGCCCTCGGGCAGAGCGGTGCCCAGCGCGGAGGGGACGAGGTAGGCGTCGAGGCGGTCCATGCAGGGCTCAAGCTCGAGCGTCTGCATGGCGACGATACGCTTGTCCCAATCGCGCTGCTGGCTGTCCCCGCTCGAATTCATCCCCTCGGGCGCGCGGCCCAGAAGGCGGGTGGCGGGAGTGTCGGAGATGGCGGAGGCGAACTCGGCGTAGGCGTTGAGCACGTCCTTTGCGCCGGCGAAGGTATAGGCGACGTCCTCGATCTTCTCGCCGCCCTTGCCGTCGCTGCCACTGCCGCTGTCGAACACGGTGGCATTGAAGGTGGATTCGGCCAGCGCGATAACCTCGAGGCGCGCGGAGATGGCCGCCTGTCCGCCCGGCGTGGAGACGATGGACGAAAGCTCGGGAATGCCAACGCGGGTCAGGCGCGCCTTGTGCAGCAGGGCGGCAAAGGCCCCGCGCGCGGCATCGCTGTCCTTGACCGCGTCGAGCACCTGCGCGACCCGGCTCTCGCCCCAGAACACATCGGCCTGGTTCGTGGCGATGGCGGCCAGCATGGCGGTAGTATCGGCGCGAAACGGGATCACGCGGGATGGGTGGATGCGAACCTGCCCGCGCACGGTGTTCATGATCCACATGGTCGGCTCGCCGTAGCCCGGCTGCCGCGCGTCATCCTCGAGGTTCTCGAAGGTCAGGTGCCAGCGCGAGACGACATGGATGTAGGCTAGGCCGCCAAGGCCGACGCTCTTGGGCGCAGGCTGGGCAGGCTCGCCCGGCAGGCCAAGGATGAGCGCACCGCCCCCAAGGCCGCGCAGGATCTCGGCGGCGCGGATTTTCGCACGCAGGCCAAGGCGCTTTTCCTCGGCTTCGATCTTGGCGACCTGATCGGCTTCGGCGCGCCATTCGCGCCATTCGCGGACCATGTCCATCGCGGGGATCTGGATTATCTTGCGAAGCAATCCGCTGCCGCGATAGGCCGCGTCGATCTCGTATTGGGTCAGCGGCGGCATGGCCGCGTAAGTGCTGGCCGTGCGCGCATCGCGCGAGGTTCCCGCGCCGGTGATCGCGTTGCGGAGGGAATCCCAGAGACTGACGACTTGGCCCATGGGGCTGGGGTATGCTTACCGCCGTCTCGGCGTTACCGCCGTCACCCGGCCAGCGCAGCGAGGTTGTAGGGCGCATCGCCAAGCATCAGCTCCGTCAGCGCCCAGACGAGGGCGTCGGCTCGGTCGGGCGATCCTTCGCCGACGTAGCCAGCCGGGGTCATTGCGCACATCTGGTCCTCAAGCGGCGGGAACCCACCGATATGGCTGATCCGGCCTTGCTCGTAGAGCGCGGCTATCGGTTCGGCCCGTGCTACCTTTCCGCGACTTGCGGTGACCATTTTGACAGGTAGCGTTCCATCGCTGGCGCGGATCACGGCCTCGACCATGGCTCCGCCGAAGTTGCGCTCGGCAATGACGCGGTCGGCCCGGTGCATCGAGTAGACCTCGGCTACGCGCCGCGCCCATCCTTCTGGCGACAGGTTGCACGAATAATCACCGAGGACATAACCCCGCCCGTCCATGCCAATGCCTGCCGCGACAATGCCGATGTCATCCCCTTCGCCGCCGCCTGCCGTGCCGGACGGGTCAACGGCAATCACGACCCGGCGCATAGCCGGGGCCTGCTTGATGCGGGTGACGTCAAGCATATCGCGCGACCACAGCGCGCCCTGCACATCGTCCAGCATTTCAGCGTTGAGTTCCTGCCGACCGAGCCGCGTCCCGGCATATCGATCGACAATGGCCTTCATGAACGAGGGAGCGAGGTTCCCGGCATTGTCCATGGTCGAACCGCGTGTGATCACGGTATCGTCGCTGTTCAGGATTTCTTTCAGGACCGGGATCGGACGCGGGGTTGTGGTGACGACCACTTGCGGATGCTCGCCAAGGCGCATGCCGAATTGCAGCTGATCCCATGTGTCTCTAGCATACCGCCACTTGGCTAGTTCATCGCACAGCGCCGCATCGTGCTGCGGGCCGCGCAACTGGTCCGGCTCGACGGCGTTGAACAGCGTGGCAACGGCCCCATTAGGCCAAGTCAGGCGGCGCTTGGACGGCTCGTAGAGTGGGCGAAAGTCTGGCGGATGCACGGCAAGAATCCCGCTATCGCCCTCAACCAGCACGTCGCGGGCGTCGGCTGCCGTTTCAGCGATGATGGCAATGCGGTGGTGACTGCCAGCGGCAAGCGGAGTGGCCCCGCATGCCACCTTGCGCACCCACTCGGCGCCAAGGCGGGTCTTTCCGAACCCGCGCCCCGCGATGGCCGCCCATGTGCGCCACTGGCCCTCGGGCTCAAGCTGGTTCGGCCTTGCCCAGAACGGCCAGTGCCATCGCAGCGCGGCGCGAACATCAGTGCTGAGTTTCGCTAGTTCCGCTTCCCTCTGTTCCTCGGGCAGCGAGGCCAGCAATTGAGCGGGTGAAAGCATCTGCATCTGCGCTTACCTGTTCGATCTGGATTGCACCGCCATCCTTGCCGGTGTGTTCCTGGACGTTCGTTTCCTTCCATCCCGCTTGTGTCTTGAGATAGAAAATGGCGCTAGATGTGTCTCCATTCAGCGCCTTCTTGACCAAGGCCCCAGCGACCCGTGCGATCGTTTCCGCTTTGCCCGCGAATAGCGCCTCGCGGGTACGTTCGTTCTTGACTAGGGTCTCGACTGTCTTGCCGATCAGGGTGGCGATTTGCTCCTGCGTTGAACCAAGCCCGGCATAAAGCCGGATCTTGGCTACCTGCTCGTCGGTAGGCTCCCATGGCTTAGGTCCGCGCTTTCCCATTATGCGACCTCGTCGGAATGTTGGAGCGTCCGGGTCGGAGTCTCACCGCCCAGCCTAGCGGGGTTCGCTAGGTCCTGATCTTTCGGACGCGCCTTGCCCCTATACATTCCCGCGCCCATTTCGTCTATCTTGCTAAATGGCAAGATGGGGACGGTTAGGCGCTGTCGGGCTTCGGGGTTTAGGAAATACATATAGCGGAGTTGAAAGCCGGGGATTGGTTCAAATCCCGCTTCCTTGTAGACCTTCATTGAAGCGCCGCCGCCTGCTTTCGCCGCGTGACCGCCTTTTGTAACTGTCGTGCGGCTTACAACTGCAAGCGCCTCCTGCTGCTGCTGCTGCTTACTCCTGCCATCTGTGAGCGAAGTCCGACTAAATACCGGGCGCGCCGTAGGGTTAGATTTTACGGTGACGTCACCTTCTGGACCGCGCCATAGCGATGTATTTTTGCGAATCCCCGTCAGCACAAACCCGCTTGCCCGGTAAATCGCGCCATCGCCACACTGGGCGCCATCCGCGAAACTGATAACCCATTCAATATGCGGATACGCCTTGCGGATCAGCCGCATTGCGATGCCCAAGGCCCGGCTTTCCGAATTGCGCGGCAGACGGTCGCTAAACGCCATCCGGTTCAGTTCCAAAAACCCGTTCCAGAGCGTTCCCTCGACCAGCCCTTGCACCTTGCGCTTGTCCAGCGACGGGCCGAATTGCATAGCGCCCTCAAGCCGCCCATCGAGAAAAACACCAAGGTGTAATTGGCTGTTTTGCACAACCTTGCCCGAATAATGGACGCGCTTAACCAGCGCCCCGGCATCCTTGGCGCTGATCGGCGCAACATGAATATCCTTTGCGCTAGGCATCGCCAGCCACCGTCAGGAAGGTTTCAGCTACGCGCGCTAGGGCATTGCCGTTGCTGTTCTCGTTCGGGCTATCGAAAGGCCCCATTGCCTTAGCCGCGTCCATTGCCGCCTTGACCTGTTCCACCTGTTCATCGTGCAAGGTAAACGTCATTTGCTGGAACGGTTCGCGGTCGCCATCGGCCAGCACCGGCAATTCGCCCGGTTCAACCTCGGACAACATCTTGATTAGTTCCGCATCATCGAACCCAAGCAACGCCAGGTCAAACCCGTCATCATCAAGCCCCCTGACTTCGTTTTCCAGCAACTCAAAATCCCACCCGGCATTCAACGCCAGTTTGTTGTCTGCAATCACCAGCGCCCGCTTCTGCGCGTCGGTAAGGTGATCCAGCACCACAACAGGCACCTCGGCAATGCCCAGCTTGCGGGCGGCTGCCAAACGCCCATGCCCTGCGATAATCCCATTGTCGCCATCGACAAGGATAGGATTGGTCCATCCGAACTCACGGATCGACGCGGCGATCTGCGCGACCTGTTCATCGCTATGCGTCCGCGAATTGCGCGCGAACGGGATCAGTTCGGCGATCGATCGTGTTTCGGTTTTTATAGTCCCGATGGTTTTCATGATTTCACCTTGATGGTCTGGCCCATAACGTCACGCCGCGCCCGGTCCGCCCCGGTCAGGGCGATCCACTTGCGGATGAGGCTGGTGCGGGCGCCATAGATGCGCTCGACGCGCCGCCAGCCGCCGTCTGCGAACTGCTCGGCGAACTCGGGGGGCGGCGGTGGGAAGG